GGTTATCGAAGAACAGAATGCAGATCATGTTCAAATGAACTTGAAAGAATTAGAAAAGAACTGCGTTCTAAAACCGAACCTGCAAAAGAAGATCATCGTTGCCCTATATGTCTGATGGATAAAGATGAAGCAGAAGGTATTAAACACAATGGAAAACAATATGGAACGTGGGTACTTGACCATGACCATATAACAAATACTTTCAGAGGTTGGCTTTGCCAAAAATGTAATAGAGCTTTAGGTAACTTTAATGATAGTATAGAAAGATTAGAAAGAGCTGTCCAATACTTGAGGAAACATAATGAAAAATCTTAGCACATTAGTTAAAGACATTTATGCAGCTTTGAATCCTTTAACCAAGGGCGAAGCCATAGCAATTACAGATGAACAGATTGATGAGTTCGGAGAGTCCATTAAAAATGCATTAAGACAATGGGCTAGACCGGGAGAACGTAATAGTCAGTTCAATCTACGCATGTCTAACATAGGAAGACCAGCTAGGTTCTTATGGTTCGACAGACGAAGCAGCTCTGAAGATAATACAATGCTTGAAAGCACTATGATTAAGTTTCTTTATGGACATATGTTAGAAGAAATACTTATCCTGTTTGCCAAGTTATCAGGACACACAGTAACTGATGAGCAGAAACAAGTAGAAGTTTCAGGTGTGCAAGGACATATCGACTGTAAAGTTGATGGTGAAGTAGTAGATATAAAGACTGCTTCTAACTATGCCTATAAAAAATTCAGTGAACAGACACTACGAGATGATGATCCTTTTGGATACATTGCTCAATTGTCTGGCTATGAAGAAGCAGAAGGTACAACAGAAGGTGGCTTTCTTGTTATCAATAAAGAGACAGGACAATTATGCTTGTATCAACCAGGAGAACTTGATAAAATTAATGTCAAGTCTAAAATTGATAGCTTGAAAAAAGCTATTGATTCAGATGAAAAGCCCCCTCTTTGTTATCAACCAGCACCCGAAGGCAAGAAAGGAAACATGAAGCTACATAGGAATTGTACTTACTGTAACTTTAAGTTTGATTGCTTTGAAGATGCTAACAATGGTAAAGGCTTGAGAGTTTTTCAATATGCTAAAGGCCCAATGTATCTGACTCGTGTAACAGCTCCCCCAAAAGTGCAAGAGATTACCCCATGAATAGTAAGAAGATGAAAAAGATTCGGAAGCAAGCGTTAGTTATCCTTAAAGAATGGATGATGACTCTTGTTTCTGATGAAGAAAAAGAACAAATTACTGATGATAAGTTACTCTCTTTGCTTCCTAAACAAAAACATATCACTCATGGACGTACTACTTTTATGAGTGCTTTCTCTGTTAAATGGACAGTTAAAAAGCTAAAGCGTTTAGTTACTCAAAATCCTTCACGTTCTATAGAAACCTATACTTATGAAAAAGATATTAAACCCCACGTTGTTACAGTTAGATGATAAAGATCAAGCCTTACCTATAGGTATATTTTTAATTATATTAGGTAAAGCATTGTATGACCATGAGGGAGATATTGAAATTATAGGTGAAGATATTCTTGTTCACTTATATAATTTATTGCTAGATGAACTTGAAGAAAGACAAGGAACATTACATTGAAAAGATTGCCTAGAAAAAAAAGACCTATTGATAAAGCTCCTGTCGAGGGATATGATTCTAATTGGGAATATGAACTACACATGGGCTTGCTTAAATCCTGGACACACCATGAAGGAAAGATTCCATATATTGTAGAGCATATGTACCATCCAGACTTTGTGTTAGAAGTTAATGGACAGACAATTTTACTTGAAGCTAAAGGACGCTTCTGGGACTATGCAGAATACAGCAAGTACATCTGGATAAATAAAGTACTTCCAGATCAAACAGAACTTGTGTTCTTGTTTGCTAATCCTTCTGCACCTATGCCTCAAGCTAAACGCAGAAAAGATGGTACTAAACGCAGTCATGCTGAATGGGCAGAGTCACATGGATTCAGATGGTTTTCTGAAGAAAGTCTACCTGATATTTGGATAGATAAACGCTACCGTAATAGTAAAGAATTTCAAGAAGTCTCTCAAAACAACTTAAAGGAAATGGAATGAAATCACATAATAAAATGGCAATAGGAATAACTCTTATAGGTTTGTGTATATGGTTAATGTCTATACTGGTGACAAGCATATGAGTATTAATGAAGTAACACCAACAGAGTGGGACAGTTTAAAAGCTAAAGGGCCAGATAAACCAGAAGATTGTTTAATGTCAGCACAAAAACCAAAAACTATAACAGGTAGTTTATACCACCCGGCTGATAGCATGTTAGATAAGCAAATGTTCCCTGAAGAAGATGTGGTAAATCATCCAGCTCATTACAATAAAGGGGGTGTAGAAGCGATAGACTATATCGAACAACAACTTTCCGAAGGCTTTAAATATTACTTAGTAGGCAACGTCTATAAATATCTCCATCGTTGGGAATACAAAGACGGCTTACAGGATTTAAAAAAAGCTCAGTGGTATCTCAACAGAATGATTTCAGATATTGAGGATACAACATGATAAAATTACTATGTACTTTATTATTAATATGTTCGGGCATATCTTTTGCAGACACAGAACAGGCAGAAATTAATTGCCTCGCCCAAACAATTTACTTTGAAGCTAGATCAGAACCAGTAGAAGGACAATATGCAGTAGGTTTGGTAGCTCTTAACAGAGTTCAAAGTCCACAGTTTCCTAATACCTTGTGTGGTGTAACACAACAAGCGTGGCGAGATGAAAAAGGACAACCTATTAAATATAAGTGCCAGTTTAGTTTTTACTGTGATGGAGAACCAGAGTATGTTAAAGATGAAAAAGCCTGGATATTGGCTTGGACATTAGCTGAAGGATTAGTACGACATACTCCATCTAGAGATATAACTAATGGAGCGTTATACTACCATGCGAATTATGTAAGTCCGTATTGGGCTGTAGCGCAAACACAAACCGTACAAATAGATACCCATATTTTTTACAAGTAAGAAAGTAAGGTAATAACTATGACAGATTATTACAATCGCAAAGATGAAAGGCGTAAGAAATTTAACAAGAAAAAGAAAGATACTTTCAAACATAACAATCACCATAAGGATAAGTTAAAAGATGAAACAAAGCACAACAGAAGGTAATCTAGCGTCCTTTAAAATCTTTGTAAATTCAAAGGGGGTAGTAATGACAGAGTTTAGTATGCTTCCCCCTAAAGAAGCCAACAAAGTTTTTAAAGATGATGAGTTGCTTTTAATAAAGAAATTATTAACTGAAGCTGAAGTAAAACTTGGAGGGCTGCACGAATACTTAGAAAATGAACTAAGTAGTTTTGTACAGCCTACCTAGAATAGTTCATTAACACATTATAAAAACCATATAAAATCGCAACACTTATTCCTATACCGATAAGTACAGCAATACCATCAAGGATTGAACGTCTTCTTCTTTTCTGTTTATAGACTAATCTTTCTCGTTTAGTTCTTATATCTTTACGCATCTGTATCATTTCACGATACGTTTCAATTCCATATACAACAACGATTAGATCTCGTATCTCCCTCTCTTGCTGTTCAATCTTTTTCTTTACGATGATTGCATTCAGAGCTTCTTGTTCTACTGATCCTTTGTCTAATAGTTTTCTAAATATAGGAGGCTTTTCAGATTCTCTTTGAGCTTCATTGATATCAGCTACATAGCCATACCATCTGCCTAGATGTTGAGCAACATCTTCAATCTCTCGTCCACGTTTTACAAGGGTCTGAACACCTTTAAAGGCAGTCGTAGCCATTGATAATAATGCAATCGGCTCCACACTATTTGCTCCTTTTTTTCTTACGCTTAAATTCTTTCAAGCGTTTTCTTGGATTTGTAACAGATACAAAATATGAACCCACTATTGTAGAGTAGGACAAACTGGTAGTGCTGAATTACCCCCACCAACACCAATTACTCCAGATGTTTGGTTATTTACACAGTTAACACCAGCAATCCAAACAGTATTAGAATTATTTAGTTGATCAAGTATATCCTGTAATTGAGCATCATAGTTTGGAATGTTAAGTCCATTTATTTGATTTAATATTTGATTAAAATTGCTCGTATAATCTGGAAAGTTAAGATTACCTAGAGCATCTAATACAGCAGAATTATCTCCACCTGAACTACCATTAATACTTGCTAGTCCTAATCCTAACCCAAGATCTACTGCTTGTTGACCTGCTACATTAATAGCATCATAAGATCCTAATCCTAGATTCAACATGTTCTCGCTATTTTGACCTAACATACCATAAAGAGCTGCGGTTTTTTGACCGTCTTGTTGTATACGAGCTAAGTTGCTTTGCATATTATGCCTAGAAATAGATTTCTGAGCATCGCTAGACACCCACATACTTCCAAGGCTTCCGACAACCGGGAGGACTGCTTTAGTCCATTCTAATGCTACCGATTGTTGAGGCAATACTTGTGTGTTTGGAGACTGCATAAGGGCTAAAGCCATTACTGCTGAACCTGCTGCACTATTATCTCCACTAGCTGCTATCTTTGATAAAGCTTCAGACTTAGCTTGTTGAGCTTGTGCTTGAGCTATCGCTACTTTTTCTACAGCTTGATAGTATTCCATGCCAGCAGACTGACAGCCTGTTAAGACTACAAAGCATAACGCTGTAAATAGTTTTTTAATCATTTGTCTTATCCTCTAATATGTAAAATGTTTTAGGTATCTCAAAATACCTGTTAGTAAAATCACAGAAGCAGCACCATTAACAATTATAATTGCTCTATCCTTCCAAAGAATACCTACCCATAACCAGCCAAGCATTCCTATAAAAGAAAGTCCAAGGTCTAGTACTGCATTAAACTGAGCAGATCGAATACACATGGCAACTAATAATAATATAGAAGATACCCACTTTATGTACCAATCAATCGTATACTTAGGAGTTGCAGACTTATAAATTCTTTTAGAGTTTGCAATTTCTTCTTGGGTATACTTAGCCTCACTCTCCCCAGACTTTTGTTTTTTTGCCGCCTTCATATTCTACTGCGTGTCCTTCAGTTATTAGAGTTGAACACACATCTACATTATCAACGTATGGTATCCCTAATATTCTTCCAAATTTTCCTTTGCCTAAACTTTTAAGTTTAAACGTGTCTTTTAAAATCTCTGCTAATCTTTCTTTTGCCAGTAGTCCTAGTTTCTTTTCTATAGGTCTACGACAACGGCTTTCAGGTGCATCAATTCCAGCTAGTCTAATAAACTGTTCAGAGAGTACAACATCAAACCCTAAATCAATGTCACATACAATTGTATCTCCGTCTACTACACGAACTAATGTACAATTATATATGTAAGGTTCTACCATTTTACTTTATGTGACCAATATCTTGCTGATAACTTTGATGGTTTAGCATCTTGAGCATTGTGTCTAGCATAGTAAGATCTTTTTCTTGCTTTGTCTTTTTTAGTTTTAGGATTCTTTCCTGCACCTTTAACACCTTGTTGTCCAAAACGAATTGTTTTAATTTTATCTCCAACTTTAGCTACAACTACATGAGACTTTTTAGGATGATT